GCCTTTCCGGTCGCCGCGCGCGGCGGGCACAAGATCCGGGTGATCAGCACGCCCAACGGTAAGGGCAACAAGTTCTACGAGCTGATGACCGCCGAGGATACCAGCTGGTCGCGGCATGTGGTCGACATTTACCAGGCCGTTGAACAGGGGCTTGACGTCGATATCGACGAGCTGCGCGCGGGCATGGCCGATGAGGATGCCTGGGCGCAGGAGTTCGAGCTGCAATGGCTCGACGAGGCGGCGAGCTGGCTCGATTATGATCTGATCTCCGGCTGCGAGCATGGCGCGGCGGGCGATCCGGCGGGATATGCGGGCGGGCCGGTCTTCGTGGGCGTCGATATCGCCGCGCGCAACGACCTTTTCGTGATCTGGGTGCTCGAGGCGGTGGGCGACGTGCTCTGGACGCGGCAAGTCATCGCCCGAAAGCGGATCAGCTTTGCCGAGCAGGATCAGCTGCTGGCGGGGGTGTTCCGCCGTTACCGGGTGGCGCGCTGCGCTATCGACCAGACCGGGATGGGCGAAAAGCCCGTCGAGGACGCGCAGCGCCGCTACGGCTCTGTCCGGGTGCAGGGCGTGCTCTTCACCGCCGCCGCCAAGCTCGACATGGCCACCACGCTCAAGGAGCAGATGCAGGACCGCCGGTTGCGCATCCCCGAGGGCGATCCGGTCCTGCGCGCCGATCTGCACGCGATCCGCTCGCGCGTGGGCCCCACCGGCATCCGGCGGCTGATCTCGGATGGCGAAACGGATGGCCATGCCGATCGCTTCTGGGCCGCTGCTCTGGCGGTTTCTGCCGCCGATGGAGGCGAGGGAGCGATCGACTATCGCGGCACCGGTCCGCGTCCAGGCATGACGATCGGGGATTTCACCGGCGCGATGGGCGGGAGGCGCATGGGCTTTGGCCGAGGCCGAGGCGGCCTGGATTTCGGAGGGTTCGGAGATGGCTAGAACGACCTCGACCATGCGGCTGCGATCGGTGCGGCTGCGCAACCCGATGGAACTGGCCGGGATCGGGGGTGGGCGCGACATCACCCGGCCCTGGATCGGCCCGCTGCTGGAACCCACGGACCCGATCCTGCGCGCGCGGGGCGGCGGCAGTTTCGACATCTACAGGCCGATCCTGACCGATCCACAGGTCAAATCGGTGATGACGCAGCGGATATCGGCCGTCGTCAGCCGCGAATGGGAGGTGGTGGCGGGCGACGAGAGCCGGGCGGCCGGGCGCGCCGCCGATTGGTTGCGTGAAGAGCTGGCGCGCATGAGGTTTGACCGGCTGACGGAGAAGATGCTCTGGGGCCTCTTTTACGGCTACTCAGTCGCCGAGCAGATGTTCCGCCGCGACGGGCGGCTGTGGGGCTGGGAGGAAATCCGCGTGCGCGACCGCGTGCGGTTCCGCTTCGACGAGGAGCGCGGCCTGCGCCTGCTGACCATGTCCAACATGCTGGTGGGTGAGGAAATGCCCGCCGAGAAGTTCTGGGTGTTCTCCACGGGTGCCGATCACGATGACGAGCCCTACGGACTCGGCCTTGCGCATTGGCTCTACTGGCCAGTGTGGTTCAAGCGCAACGGGCTGAAGCTGTGGCTCATTGCGCTCGACAAGTTCGGGATGCCGACGGCGCGGGGCAAGTATCAACCGAGCGCGAGCGAGGAAGATCAGAAGAGGCTGCTCGACGCGGTCATGGCGATCCGCTCCGAGGCGGGGATCATCATTCCGGAGGGCATGGATATCGAGCTCTTGTCAGCGCCCTCGGGGGCCAGCACGCTCGATTACAAGGCGCTGCATGACACGATGGATGCCGCGATCTCGAAGATCGTGCTGTCGCAGACCATGACAACCGATAACGGGTCGAGCCGCAGCCAGGCGGAGGTCCATGCCGATGTCGGCGATGCGGTCAAGAAATCCGATGCCGATCTCGTCTGCCAGAGCTTCAACGAGGGGCCGGTCGCGCGGCTGTCGGAGTTCAATTTCCCGGGCGTGGCCCCGCCGATGGTTTGGCGCAAGATGGAGGACCCCGAGGATACCGCGTCGGCGGTGGACCGCGACGGCAAGCTGCACGCGATCGGCTGGCAGATGACCGAGGAGCGCGTGAAGGAGACCTATGGCGACGGCTATGAGCAGGTGGCCGCGCCGGTTGGCGGCGACACAGCGCCGCCGGATTTCGCCGAGCATGTCCACGACAGCGCCCTCGACGACCTCGCTGGACAGATCATCGAAGAAGGCCACGCGGAAGCGGCCACTGTGCCGCTCTTTGCAGATGTCGCGGCCATGCTGGCGGGGCTTGATGCCGATGACACGCTGGAGGCGTTGCGCGCGCGGCTCGACGGGCTGCGCGATCAGCCGGGCGATCCGCGCGCCCTGACCGATCTGCTGACCGAGGCAAGCTTTGCCGCGCGCCTGGCGGGTGAGCTGGGCGCGGTGGTGGATGACGAGGAGGTGCCGGACGGGCAGGACAGCCTACCCGGCGCGGTGGCCACGTGATCGACGGGCTCAAACGCATCCGCCCCGAAGAGGCACTCGCGTTCTTTCGCTCGAAGGGGCTGGCCCCGCCCGATGCAAGGTTCGATTTCCGTGATATCTGGCGCAACGAACATGCAAGCAACTTCGTCGTCGCCAAGGGGATGCGCGACGAGGTTCTGGAGACCATCCGGGGCGCGGTCAATCGCGCGCTTGCGGAAGGAGGCACGCTGACCACGTTCATGGACGATCTGGAGCCGGAGCTGAAGCGGCTGGGCTGGTGGGGCCGGGGCATGGAGCGCGACCCGCTGACGGGTGCGCTCAAGAATGTCCAGCTCGGCTCGCCGCGCCGCTTGCGGATCATCTTCGACGCCAACATGCGCGCGGCGCATGCGGCGGGGAAATGGGCGCGGATCGAGCGGGTGAAGGACGCGTTCCCCTTCCTGCGCTATGTCCAGGTCCAGCGTGACACCAAGCGTCCCGAGCATGCCCGCTATCATGAGCTGATCCGCCCGGTGGACGATCCCGTCTGGGGTCGCATCTACCCGCCCAATGGCTGGCGATGCGGCTGCACCGTCCAGCAGCTGAGCCAGGCGATGATGGACCGGCGGGGCCAGAGCGTGACGCAGGACTTCACATTGCAAGAGCGCGGCGTGCTCAACCGGCGCAGCGGAGAGATCGAGCCGACAGCCCTCGGGGTGGATCCCGCCTGGGACGGCAATCCGGGAAAGGCCTGGCTCGATCTGAGCGGGCGGCACGGCCCGATCTCGGGTAGGTTGTCGCCCGAGACCTCGGCGACCGAGCTCGGCTTCGCCAGCCGCGCGCGGCTCTTCGGGATGTCGGAGGGCCGCGAGCACCTGGGCGCTTTCGACATGACAACGGGCGAGGAAATCGACTGGAGCATCGGGACCGGCAAGAGCGTCAGGCTGACGTCCGCGATGAGGGAGCGGCTGGAGCGCGGTGTCGAGGTGGGGCTTGTTCACAACCATCCCAGCTCGGCCCCGCTCAGCCCGCTGGACATGGACACGATGCTACGGTTCAACGTGTCGTCCGTTCTGGCGGTCGGCCACGATGGGTCGCTTTACAGGGCGCGTCCGCTCCGGCCCGGCGCGCGGGATATGGACGGTCTTGCAGAGACGACGGCTGGGCTCATCGACGAACGGGGCCCGGAGTTGCAGGCGGCAGATCGCGAGCACGCAATCCGCCTCGTCGTGCTCGACGTGTTGCAGTCGCTCGGCCTGATCCTATATCAAGAGAGCCTCGCCCCGCCGTCGCGCGCTGTGCGCGGCAGGGTCGCGGACGTCTCGCGGTCCGTTGCCAACGCGATTATCGAGGCGATGACAGGGGAACGCAGATGACCAACTTTCTCGTGGACGGTCCCGAGTTCACCCGTGAGGCATACGCGCGCGCGCTGCGCGAGGCCGAAGCCATGCCCGACACCGACCCGGACAAGGAGGAGCTGGTGATACTCCGCCGCCGCCTCTTGAGCACCTACTTCGATTATCCCCGCCGCGCTCCGGAGGAACGCCGCGCGGTCCTGCGCAAGTTCCTCGAGGATCCGGCCTCCTGAGCCGATTTTTCGGTCTTTAGAGCCCGCGAGCGAGGCGGCGCGCGACCCCTCCGGACACAATGCGCCCGTAGCGCGCCGTTAAATACCCATTCAATACCCCCCTTCGCCTCTCCACGACCCTCAGGCCCCGCGCGCCGAGAGCGCACTCAGCGGGCCGCTCAGCGTCTCGGAACGATGGAGGCTTGCCCGGTGACCATGCCAGGCGCTAGGGTGCCGGTATGCGAGACATGCGTCCGGCGGCGTTTCCGGTGAAACCCTTCATCTGATACGCACGCGCGCCCCGGCCTAGTGTCGGGCCATGACAAAGCCGCTTCACATTTTCCGCGCCGGTCGCCACACCGCCCAGTCGGGCGCATGCCTCGAGTTCTCCGAGGCCGAGGTGGGCGCGATTGCGGCCAACTATGATCCGGCCCTGCACGAGGCCCCGATCGTCGTGGGCCATCCGCGCACCGACGCCCCGGCCTATGGCTGGATCAAATCCCTGCGCGCCGAGGGGGCCGAGCTTTTCGCCGAGCCCGACCAGGTCGAGCCCGCCTTCGCCGAGATGGTGCGCGCGGGCCGGTTCAAGCGGATGTCGGCCTCCTTCTATCCGCCGAAGTCCGCCGCCAATCCCGCACCGGGCAGCTACTACCTCAAGCATGTGGGCTTCCTGGGCGCCCAGCCCCCCGCCGTGAAAGGCCTCAAGGCGGCCGAGTTCGCCGAGGACGGCGAGGCGGTGACGGTCGAGGTCGCGTTCTCGGAGGCCGAGATCGCCGGGGTCGCCTCGGAGGGCTTTGCCGGGCTGCGCCGGGTGGTTTCCCGACTGCGCGACCGGCTGCCCGCCGAGCGGGTCCAGGGCGCGCTCACGGGCATCGAACAGATCATGTCCAAGGGCAAGGTGCAGGCCGAGGAGCTGCGCGGACAACTGGGCGAGCGCGAGGCGCGCCCCGACGCGGCCTTCGCCCAGACCGATCTGTCGCGCCGCCTCAACGCCCGGCTGGATGAGCGCGCCGGGGATGCCGCCGCGCGTTCGGTGCTGATCGATCGGATGGCCGAGGAGGCGGGGATCACGCGCGGCACCGTCCTGCAAATCCTGCGCGGCGAGATCGCCGCGCCCCCCGAAGAGCGCCTGCGCGGCTTCGCGAAGGTGCTCGGCCTCAAGGCCGACGATCTGATCGACCTGGTCGATCTGGCGGAAACCGAAGAAGGAGAAACCGACATGTCCGCACAGGACAAGCAGACCCCCGAAGACCGGCAGGCCGCGCTCGACGCGCGCGAGGCCGAGATCGCCGCGAAGGAAGCGGCCTTTGCCGAGAGCCGCGCGACGGTGCGCCGCAATGAGGACGCGGCCCTGCTCGACGCGCTGGCCAAAGACGGTCGCATCGCCCCCGGCCTGAAGGACGAGATGGCGGCCTTCATGGAGCATCTTGATGCCGAGGAGGAGATCAGCTTTGCCGAAGGCAAGGCGGCCAGCCCGCGCGACTGGTTCCGTGAACTGCTCGCAAAGCAGGCCGCGCCGCTGATCGATTTCAGCGAGCGTGCGGGCGGCGAAGGCGTTCCTGACATCAGAACCCACACCGATATTACCGCTGCCGCCAAGCGCCTCATGGGCGATGCCGAGAAGGACGGGCGCACGCTCAGCTTCTCGGAGGCGGTGCGCCAAATCGCAGACACCATGGAGGCCGACAATGCCTAATCCCGGATCGTTCATCAAATCCTGGCGCGCGGAGGTGGCAATCCCCGGTCGCACGGTCGTGAAATTCGGCGCGGCGGGCGGTGTTATCCCCGCAACCGCCGCTGCCGATGCCGCCATCGGCATCACCGATCAGCTCGACGCCGCCCCCGGCGACATGGTCGACGTGATCATGTCGGGCTCGGCCGAGGTCGCGCTGGCGGGCACGGTCAGCGCAGGCGCGCCCGTTCGGGGCGGCGCGGGCGGGGCCGTTGTGGCTGCCGCGGGTGCAGGCAACGTCGCCATCGGATACGCGCTGCAGGCGGGTGTGTCCGGCGACATCATCGACGTGGCGATCGCCCGTCATTCCGTGACCTGATCTGCAAGGAGCCGATCCATGAGCACCCCCACTCCCTTCGTCGTCGATCCGGTCCTGACCGCGATCGCCGTGAATTACCGCAACCCCGACGTGGCCTTCATCGCCGATCAGCTGATGCCGCGCGTGCCCGTCATGTCGCCCGAGTTCAAGTGGACGTATTTCCCGCCCGACCAGATGTTCACGGTCCCCGACACCGAGGTGGGCCGCAAGGGCGTGGTCCAGCAGGTCGAGTTCACCGGCGAGGAGCGCACCTCGAGCGTCAAGGATTACGGTCTCGACGATGTTATCCCGCAGCGCGACATCGACACCGCGCGCAGCCTGCGCGCCGCCGGCAACTCGGCGTTCGATCCCGAGGCGCGCGCGGTCGAGGGGCTGGCGCACCTGCTGATGCTCGACCGCGAGAAGCGCGTGGCCGCCATGGTGCAGAATGCGGCCAACTATGACGCCGACAAGAAGGTGGTCCTGGCG